GGCTTGTCAGGTTCATACTAAAGGTGGTAGCGTGTTTGCGGAGAAATTGCAAGAGAAAAGTAACAGGATGATACGAGATACTATATTTGGTTGGTAGGCATGATGGGCTGAGGAGTGGAGATTCTGCGGACTTCGATGTGCGTGGTTCGGTTTACGGAAATTTAGAGTAAAAACGGGGGGTTATATTTTGGAGGGAGGGATTTTTAGAGTAAGTACGGGGGTTTACGGGGATTAGGTAAAATCTAGGGGGTTCGTATCAGAAGGTATGAAATGAAGTGGCTCCCCTCCCCCCGGTCTCCCCCCAGCCCCCTATCTCCGATATCACGGAGGCCCCTACCCCTCCCCGCCCGGGCACCATATAACCTTCAATCAAAATTCCCTGGCACCCGACGACCAACCGCAGCGACCTGGCAAGTATACCGATGCAACCGAGCCAATAAAGTAAACCGCTCCGCATAAGTAAACCCAATATCACCGTAAACCGAACAACGAAATAAAAAAGTAAACGGATTAACTTTTCCCTTGCATCATTATGTTACATCGAATACTATTAATTATAGAGATTGATTGAGAATAACCTCAAACCAAGGGAGATACATTTTGAAAAGAACAACGGTAAAGAAATACCTACAAGAAGCGCTAGACATCAACGAGTTGCGAGTGACGCTTGAAAACATATCGCACGACGACAAGCGGGAAGTAGAGTCCTACAGCAAGGAAGAACTCGTTAGCGAGGCCGAATATGTCCTGTCTTGCTACTATGAAGGCGGACATATGTCACACGACGAACTGCATTCAGATGATGACGAAACCAGAAAAGCCGCCGAGTCTCAGGTTAGGGGCCTGAAGCGTTTTATAAAGAAGTATACCAGCCGCATATAAACTGTAAACATCAAACTCCCGAACCGGGCGGGATATCCCGGTAAAGGTGGACATTATGATAAAGACAGCAGAACAAATAGCCAAAGAAACAGACAACAAGAATGGCCTGGCGAATATCCGCGCAATCAATAAGGCATACAGATCTCAGGACGATAGTCATCTATGGCCCATCAATAACAGGTTCAATGCAACCGAGCGGGCAATACGACAGGCTCGCAAGCTGCAAAGAGAAAGCGGTGCGGTTTATGGCCTGGAGTACTGTTACATGCTGGATAATCTCATTTCTTCAATCGTCAATAGCGAGGTGTAATTATGAAAATTTTATGCAAAAAACTGGGAGTAAAGTTCAACCTCGACCTCGAAACCATAGCGCTGAATGGTAGGCTCATTGTGCGGAATCGCGGACAGATTGTTACGTCAATACCTACTGAAAGCAGGACCGCTATTGAATACATGAACCGTGTAAACAGGAGGATCAAATCATGAAACGATATGCATGGATTGCAATGAAGTTACAGGCTATAGAGAATTGTTTCAAGACTGATAATAATGAATGGTTCAACCGACATTCAGACGAGCTGGAAAGCGACCTTAAAGAGACCGCTCCGTCTGGTTCTGGGTTCGATAATGGTACAGAGCTTGACTATACAAAAAGCCGGAAAAAGAAAATAGAAACAGGCAGCATTTCCCATCTAGTATTCAATACTGCCTTTCATCATATGAACGAAGATGGATATTATACCAGATGGACGTACCACACTGTCATTGTAACACCTACTTTCGAGGGAATTAATATCCGAGTTACTGGCAGGGATCACAACATGATTAAAGACTATATTGCCGACGTTTTCGGGCAATGGTTAAACATCGAAGTTAAAGACTAATGGGGAAATGATATGAGAACAAACCTTATGCGGCAAGCACTCTCAAGGCTATTGTCCGAACCTGGTTATTATCGGTTGAGTATTTCGGCCAGGTTGCAGGTAGTGCATTACTACATATTCAACTGTTAGTCCATCGTGCCCGGTTCGCCGGGCCTTGTGTTAAAATCAAAAATTGAAGAGGGGAATATTATGCAGCGAGTAACGAAGAAAGACCTTGAAATGGTTGTGGCCAGGATCAACAAAGTAACTGGAAACCCGGAAACCGCATACACCAGAAAGGACGGAACCTATCAAGCAAACCCAGGCTGTTATCATCTCTCATGGGCTTATGGAGGTGTATGCCTCGAACAGATGAGCAACAAAGGCGGAGGAGTGCGGACGGTACTTTACACAGGATATACGACAAAGGGCAAACTAATGATGGCAATGCAGGCATACCTTGCAGGGATTGAAAAAGGAAAAGAGTAACAATTTGATACCTAAAACATGCAGGCCGGAGGCCCCGAAAACCGAAAGTCTGCATGTTTTGAGTAGTGAATTGTTACAGATGATGTAACAAGAATATACATTTGTAGTAACATTCTGATACATAAAAAGTAACAAAACTATACTGCCGCCAGGAGGTCAAACACCGGCGAGGGAGCAGAATTGAGTTAGGAAAGTGCGGGCCAGGCCACGTCGAAGATGATTTTTATCTGAAAAAATTTTGGTGTTTTATTGAAAAAATGTAAACTGAAACCTGTCGAGGAGGTCAAAATCAGTTTTCTGATGGTGACCAAGTGGATGGGAATGGAGTATATCCGTACGACTGATAGGAGGGCAAAATCATGTCTCAGGAGGTCAAATCCACGAAAAATGGCTGGTTTTACTAAAATCAATCTAAAAAATAATAGGCGAAAAGGGCTGTTTTTGTGGCATAGTTTACAAAAAGATGGTAATTTCTCTATCACATTGTGGCAGCGGAGGGTTCCAGCCAGAATGAGAAAATCTAATAATTACTTACTACTTATATTATATTTATTAAATAATATATATATACATAGTAAAAAAGGGTATGGATACTCCCTAAGAGCTGGCCATTTCCGCACAAGAATGTTACACTCCCCTCAGTGTGGCATCTCTACAGTTGTTAGGCACAAAAAGCCGATGTAACATAAAAGTGCGAGAAAAACATTAAGGTAGAGTATGATTTTCTATTTCAGATAAACTTTTTCTGGCCTTCCCACTTAACCACCTGAAACCATTCCAAAAATAAAAAAATCATACATTTTAAAAGTAAACCGCTTGACAATCTCCTTTAAACCAGTATATTATTGATACATAAGGATGAAAAACACCATGACTGGACAACAACTCAAAGAAATAAGGATCGCCTGCCGCTGGACACCTGCCCACGCCGCCAAACAGTTTAATTACTCACTGCGTAGGTGGTATGAATTGGAAACCTTACCTGAAGTCCCTCTTAGAATATCGGAGTTTATGGAAATGAAAAACAAGATCGATGTACCTCGCCTTACGGCCAACCCCGAACCACGAGCCACCCCGGCCCATTTAACGGCCTTCCGCCAGGCGTTCAAACTCACCCAGGAAAAAGCCTCTGACCTTCTCGGCGTCTCCAGGATCACCTGGAATAGGTGGGAGAATGGCCAGACTACCATCCCGAAACACATGCTCCACACACTGAGGGGCATGGTCGCACAACTCAAATCTGAACAACAGGAGATTAAATCATGAACATCATCGACACCAGAGACCTTTACAAACGCCAACAAGAGCTTCAATCTGAACTGGAAACCCTCCAGGATGCCGTCAGTGAGGCACAAGAGGCGTATGAAACCGCTGCAAGCGATTGGCGAGAGTCTACCGACGAGCAGACAGACGAAACGGTTGCCATAATGGACGCAGCCAGTGATGACCTGGAGGCCGCCAGAGAAGCCCTCGAAGACTGGCAGTCAGAATACCAGGAAGAACTCGACGAACTCAACGCCCTGGAATTTGAAGTCGGTGACGAGTGGATGCACGGCGAGACTTTAATACCGGCTGACGGCTTTGCCGACTACGCCCGAGACTTGGCAGAAGACTTGCACGGCAACGCCATAAGGGACGCGGCTTGGCCGTTCGATCACATTGACTGGGAGGCCGCCACTGACGACCTGAAAAGCGATTACTCTGAGGTGGAGTATCAGGGCACCACATACCTTTTCAGAAGCTAACAAACTAAGGAGACCACCATGACCTTACCTGCATCCAAATTAGTTAAGAACCAGAAGATCACCAAGACAAAAACTATAGGTAACGAGCGCTTGACCGTCACCGTCCGCCACGACGACGAGTGCGGCAACGGGCACAACACGTTCTCCATCACCGCCGTCAAAGCAGAGCGGGCCGGTAACAATCACTGGTATGACCGTTGCTGGGGCTGTCAGCACGACGAAGTAACCAGGTTCTTCCCCAACCTCGCACCCCTCTTGAAATGGCACTTGTGCAGCACTGACGGCCCTATGCATTACGTGGTCAATACTCTTTACTGGAAGAAGCAGGCACACCTTAAATACGCTCGGTCCTGCGCCATCTGGCCCGAGGCAGAGCTTGAGGACTTCACCGAGGAAAAACTCATGGCTCGGTTGCCGGCGCTCATGGAGGAGTTCAAAACTGCTGTTGAGTCGCTGGGCCTGGTGTACTGAGCCGCCCGGCTCCTGGGCTGGGACACGCGCCCTCCTCGGCGGCGAGGCAGCACAGACAAAACACTTAAACAGGAGGACACATGCCCAAACCCTCAAAAGTAGCAGACATATTCGAGCAGTTAAGGACTCACGGCACGGTGCCGTCGTGGCAAGATGAAGATAACCCAGCAGAGGAGGATAAAACCATGACTCACGATGAGATTGAGAGCAGACTTGAGGCGTTATTTGGCGACTCACCTTGGAGCGAGGACCAGAAGTACCCGCTTGAGGACTGGGTGTACGAAGTCAATAATAACGACACCCGGCAAGGCTATCGTGAATGGCTGTATAACAAGTACGCCAATGAGGAATAAACCATGCAAAAATACACTGACGCAGACGTTGACAAGTTACTGGGTGCACTCGAAGCGAAGCAGACCTCGCAGCAAGTAAAGCTCCAACCTTACACAGTCCTGATGGTCCTCCCTGACTACCTTGCGCACGGCTATGGTGTGGATACATACCTCGCCCACGTCGAGGCTGAGAACGTCGAGCAGGCACAAAAGGAAGGCCAGAAAGAAGCCCTCTACGAAATGGTACCTGACGACACCATGTCAGATTATGATCCAGAGGATTTCTTTGTCTGTTTCGTCTGCGAAGGTCACATGGCCGACATTCATATTTGGTAAGGAGCCCAAACCATGAAATCCCTACTCCTTTACGCCGCAGCCGCGACCCTGATAGCCGCCATGTCCTTCGCATTCATCCACACCCTGCCGGAGGCCATAGACAAACTCACCCAGCACCAGACCGAGATAAAGGTGACTTATGACAACGCCCAGTATTAAGCCGACACGAGTCATCCGACCGCCACGCCGTATCACCCTGCCCTCCGGCCAGAAGACTTACGAGCTTGACTGCGACGATGGCAAGAGCTACACCTCTGGCGACCTGGCGGTCCTCATCGGACTTGCCAACGGTGCCAGCCTGGTGCAGCGCATGGCCCGGATGGGCTGGGACAGCCCGACCCTCCTCGCCCCTCCTGCCAAAAGAGGGTTCTCCCTCACCGGCGAGTCAGCTAAAAACGCAGGCAGTGCTGAGTGGGCCGCGCGTTAGGCAAGGACAGGAGTGCAAACTTATGGAAAATTCCTGCTGCTGGGACGTTTGAATTAACTTTATCTTGCAGCGGAGAACGATAAACTGTAAACTGAGTCACATTAAAAAGGAGCCTGCAAAATGAGAATCTTTGACAAAGCCGAAGCGGAAGAGTTAAACGCAGCGCAGTGGCAGATTGATCTGTTAAACATGAACCCTGGTTATGTACATTGGGGGCCACACGAAGAATATATGTGCGGCGAGGGAAGTGGGTGGAATAGCCCAGTCATCAAAGAAACGTGGAATATGTGGACGCTGGACGATCTGAACGAGTGCGTAAACTTCTACTTCTCAGTGAATCGAGCCTCGGAAGAATGCCCAATATGCGGAGGCAATGGCTACCATCCTGACGCACAGGAGGTAGTCAATTCATTCTATGCCCACATGAACCCGCGAGGCGATCACTGGAATGATAAGATAACACAGGATGAATTGGATGCTCTGGTAGAGGTAGGGCGCATTAAGGCTGGCGCAACGGTTGAAGAGATTAACGAGCAGAACAAGCCGCGTTCCCAAGGTCTCGGACATGATGGGATAAACCGCTTGATATTGGTAAGGACGCGCCTTGAACGCCTCGGCATACCAGTGCATTGTCCTGAGTGCAGCGGTAATGGCTACGTATTCACAGCCCCATCGGCACACGTAACGCTGACATTGTGGATGCTACACCCGCGCAAAGGATGCTCTCGCGGAGTGGAAATATCTCTGGTTGAACAAGAAAACTTGCCTGAGATTTTCGCGTGGTTGCGTGAGGCAGCAGAACGGAACGCACAACGATTTAGCAATGTTCCTCGGTAGAAAGGAGACCGCCATGAAAATCTACGACGAAGACACCCCGCTCGACGGGGTGTCATGGAAGGAAAAACTCGCCTGGTTCTGTTTCACCATCACCTGGGCTGGGTTTATTTGCGGAACTTTTGCTTGGCTGGGGAGGTAGCATGACCCCCGAACAAATCAAATTCATCCGCACCACCCTCGGGCGGACCCAGCAGGACATGGCCAAGATCCTCGGAGTATCCGTCAGCGTCTGGCAACTCTGGGAGTCGGGCGCGGGCGGACCGAAGCCGGAGAACATGACCAAACTTCTGAAACTCCACCATCATGTGGTGGGGCGGGAGGGGAGGGAATGAGGGTACTTGTTGCCTGCGAGCAGTCAGCAGTTGTGCGGGAGGCGTTCAGGCGCAGAGGGCACTTCGCCTTGTCCTGCGATTTCCTGCCTTCTGAAGTGCTTGGGCTGTTCCACTATCAGGGGGATGCGCTCGACATGCTGGACCTTGGGTGGGATCTGCTTATTGCCCACCCTCCCTGCACACGATTGGCAAACTCTGGGGTGCGCTGGATGACCTCTCCCCCTAAAGGAAAAACCGTCAACGATATGCAGCGCGAGCTTGAGGAAGGTGTAGATCTGTATCTGGCTTTGCGAAATGCGAACATACCTCGTAAGGCAATTGAAAACCCGGTGATGCACAGGTACGCCAGAGAGCTGATCACCCCCGGCGAGCGGCAGATTGTCCAGCCATGGTGGTTTGGAGATCCGGCGTTCAAGGCAACCGGGCTAGAGCTTATCAACCTGCCTCCACTCATCCCTACGAACAAACTTACTCCCCCAAAAGCCGGGACCGAGGAGCACAAAGCATGGTCGTGGGTCCACCGTGAGCCGCCGGGACTGGAGAGGGCGAAACGGCGCAGCCGGACATTTCAAGGTATCGCGGAAGCTATGGCGGATCAGTGGGGGGTGTTATGATTAAGGTAGTCCTTGACTGGGAATCGGCTTATGGCAAGCACCCAGTGACACAGGAGAACATTACCCTCTCGAAGATGACAACGGAAGAGTATGTCCGCCATCCCCTCTTCAAAGTCCACGGTCTAGGGGTAAAAATAGAGCGTGAGCGAGCGTTTTACCTTTATAAGCGAGACGACCTCCTGCACTTCCTGAAGACCCACCCCTGGCAGGAGTCGTTCGTCGTCTGCCATCATACCCACTTCGACGGCGCCATACTCTCCTGGCGGGCAGGGATCAAGCCTGCGTTCTGGGGCTGTACCCTGAGCATGGCCCGTGCCCTCTACCCGCACGAGTCGGTAAGCCTGGCCAACATCGCCCGCCTGTTGCAGCTTGGCGAGAAAGGGCATGAGCTGGTCAACTTCATCAATCTCTGGGAGCTGACCGACGAGCAGCAGCGCATACTCGGCGGGTATTGCTGCAACGACGTAGAGTTGACCTCCGACGCCTTTGATGCGATGAAACGGAATTTTCCTCCGTCTGAGTTGCGGTTGATCGACCTGACCATCCGCCTGTTCACTGAGCCAGTGCTGCAGGTAGAGCGGGGTATCCTGGTTGAGGAGTACAAACGTGAGCGCAGGAGCAAGCGGGCGCTGCTGAAGCAATGTGCGACGGATAAATCCGTGCTCGCCTCCAGCGACCAGTTTGCCGCCCTGCTGCTGACCCTCGGCGTGGACCCACCGAAAAAACTCAGCCCGTCAAAAGTCAAGGACGGTCGAGTGGATCGGGACAACGTCGGCGAACCGCCGCTGGGGATATTGCCCTCCTTCAAGACTGCAGGACTACCGGTCGAGGATCGGGTGCGGATGAAGGAGGAGAAAAACTCTTACCCCTGGGCGTACGCCTTCGGCAAGAGCGACGAAGAGTTCAAGATGCTCCTCGACCATCCGGACGAGCAGGTGCAGGCTGTAGCCGAGGCCCGTATGGGGATCAAATCGACGATCAAGGAAACCCGCAGTAAGCGGTTCTTCAAGATCGGCAAGCGCGGGGCGTTCCCGGTGTACCTGACCTATTATGGTGCCCACACGGGGCGCTGGTCGGGCGGGGACAAGCAAAATGCCCAGAACCTGGGGCGGGTGAACCCGAAGGACATCACTTCCGGGGCCCTGCGGAAATCCCTCTGTTCTCCTGAGAAGCATGTCCTCGTCGTCCGCGATCTCGGCCAGATTGAGGCCCGGATGCTCGCCTATTGGGCAGGGCAGGAGGACCTCCTTGAGTTGTTCCGGGCTGACGGCGACCCCTACAACCGTCAGGCTTCTTTGATCTTTGGCTACGAGGTCAATCGTAAGCTGCCCGAGTTCTGGCTGGAGGGCATGGCAGGCAAGGCCTCGGTTCTCGGCAATGGCTACGGCATGGGCTGGTCGAAGTTCCAGGAGAGCCTGCGGGTCGGGTTCATGGGTATGCCTTCTATCCTCTTCGGTCCAGCGGAAGCAGAGAAACTGGGGGCAAACATCGACGTTTTCTGCCATCAGCGGAGTTACAAACCTGGTTGCGCCTTCTTGCAGGATGAGGCCTTGGCAATGAAACCCCTCAACGTCGGAGCAGAAGCCCATCTCTGGCACTGCGCAACGGTGAAGCAGATAGTGGACAAGTACCGGCTGAGTAACGCCGCTGTAGTGGCATCCTGGAAGGAAGCGGGCGGGGCCTTGGCAGCCATCGTGCAGGGGGAGGAAATCCCGGTTGGTAAACGTGACCTGATCACCACCTGCAAGGAAGGGCTGATTATGCCGAACGGCATGAAGATCAGGTATCATAAACTTCGCAGCAACGAGCAGCGACAGTATCGATACCTCTCCAATGCCCGGAAGAAAGAATGGTCGTACATATATGGCGGTAAATGTGTGGAAAATGTGGTACAAGGATTATCCAGGATCGTGCTCTCCGACCAGATGCTTACTGTCCGTGCGAAGCTGGCAGCCTGGGGAGCGGCGGACCGGCGAGGGGCGTATAAGGTTGTGACCAGCACCCACGACGAAGTGGTCTGCTGTGTGCCGTTCTACCGCGCCGACGACTGCCTGCAGATGATGAAGGAAGTCATGGCCACAGCACCCGCATGGTGCCCCGACCTGCCGCTGAAGTCATCCGGCGGGTATGCAGTGAGCTATGGAGACTGCGAGAAATAAAGTAAACCCCGCAACTTTTTACTTGCAATAGTTTGTAAACCGTGTCACAGTAAATTGTGCGCTGGACGATGCCCTCGCAGGATCGCACTCTGGCTGGGTAACTGACTGCGAGGGCATCATTTCTTTAAGGGAGGAAAGCATGTCAGAAAACGATTACACGCCTTTATGGGCAGATAAGCATGAAGACTGGATAAATAAAGCAGTTCGTCCAAGAGGATGTGAATGTGTGGAGTGCGGACCTTCCGCAGCAGTGTATGCGAAGGTCACCGAGGGCTCACTGTATGATTGGAGATGCGCGTCGTGTGGATACACTCCAGAATCTTTAGGCAAGGACCCCAAATGATCCAACCACTAAACGCCAAGGGCAAGCCCTTCAGCTGGAGCTACACCGCCCTGACCGACTATGAAGGCTGCCCGAAACGCTATGCTGCCAACCGCTTTTACTGCACGATCCCTTGGGTAGACACCGAGGCGATCATTTACGGCAACAGGGTGCATAAGGCCGCTGAGCTTTTCCTGAAAGGCATCCCGCACCCGGACATCGAGGCGCTGAAACCCGTCGAGCCCTACGCGACGGCCATGCTCCGCTCCGGCCACAAGGTCGAGGCCGAGCTTGAGATCGCCCTGACCCGGCAGCTGAAGCCGGTGAGTTGGTTCGCCAAGGACGCCTGGTTCAGGGCCAAGCTCGACGTGGTGGTTACCAAGGTCAAGGAGTCTACGGTCAACCTCTTCGACTGGAAAACGGGCGGCAAGATCAAAGAGGACGAGGACCAGCTGCGAGTCTGTGCCGCCGCCCTGTCGGTGGTCAGGCCGTACCTGCAGGAGTTTGGCGGGAAGTATATCTGGACCAAGCATCAGCAGACGACCGGCATCAAACCGCTGAACAAGATGGGAATCAGGCAGGTATGGCAGGAGTTCCTGCCCCGGGTGCAGAGGATGGAGGACGCCTGGAGGACAGAGACATTTAATCCCAGACCCAGTGGACTTTGTCCATATTGTCAAGTAGTTAACTGCGCTGCGCGGCGCGGGGAGAGGAGAGTATGAAAGACGTTGAAGTCAGATGCACAGCATGTGGTGAATATTTTGAGACTGAAGCCGAAGAGGGGAACCCTGGCGACCCAGTATTTGCTGAGTGCCCAAACTGCGGAGCGCTTCGCGAACACGAAATTACTGACGCCTACGAGTAAGGAGTAACCCTATGATCACCTCATACGAAGATTACATAGACTGGTGCTGGGATAGAGACCAGGAGCCGCTGTCCGAGGATGAGTGGGCGGCAGAGGTTGCACAAGCGCGAGCCGACAGGCTCATAACCAATAAGGAGATGGATGATGCAGGGGAGTAAGCCAGTAACAGTTCTCTACCACTCAGATGCGGACGGATTTGCCTCAGCCTACGCCGCCTGGAGAGTCTACCAGGACACGGCGACCTACATCCCCGTCCAGTACAACCAGCCGGTCCCGGAGATCCCAGAGGGCACGACGCACCTGCTCATCGTCGATTTCTCTTACGACCGGGAGACCTGCGACGCCCTCGCCGCCAAGTACGCCCTGCTGGTCATCGACCATCACAAGTCGGCGGAAGAGAATTTGCGAGGCAGCAACTACGCCATCTTCAGCATGAACAAGTCCGGCTGCGCCTTGACCTGGGAGTATTTCCACCGCCGGGAGCCGATGCCTGCCATCCTCGCCTATGTTCAGGACCGGGACCTGTGGAAGTTCGAGTTACCTGAGTCGGAAACTATCAACCTTTACATCGCCACTCTGCATTTCGATGTGGTGCCCACTGATTTTTACGTTTGGGATGTAGAAGCTACCCGCCCAGATTTTTTTGAGCATGCCCGTAAGGCCGGCAGTTACATCCAGTCCTTCCGCAACGGCCAGATCCAAGCCGCCATGCGCGACGTCCGTTTTATGTTCTGGGACATCCACGAGGTGCCAGTGCTGAACGCCTCGGCGAATGTTTCGGAGATAGGCAACGAACTCTGCCGGCAGTACCCAGCCGCCCCGTTCTCAGCGACCTACTGCGACAGGAAAGGGGTGCGGTCGTGGTCGTTGAGATCAGTGGGGGACTTCGATGTCTCTGAGGTGGCTCGACGGTATAATGGAGGTGGGCATCGACAGGCCGCTGGTTTTGCTACACCGATAGGCACTTGGCCCGAGAATTTCTTGCTGTCTCTGGAGCTTGAGCCCGAGCCTGAGACAATTCACATTCCTGTTTGACTTTCTTTGGGGGAGTGTTGGTATGAATAACCTTGACCTTGTTGACGACATTTCAGGCGAGCCCCACGGGCCTGAATTCCTGCCGGGAATACCCAGGCAATGCAAAAAGTGCGGAACGTGGGCGAGGTACGAGAAACCAGAAAAGCACAATGGATGCTTCACGGTTTCTTGCAAGTCCTGTCACGCGTCGTTTGAGGTTGTTGTCGGCATGAAAGGAGGCAGGAAATGAACACATTGTGGATGTTAAGAGGGCTGCACAAGGATAGGTGGGTGTACCTTACCGAACATGTAGGCAGGACAAAACAAGATCTCACCGACAAGGTTATGGCTGAGGCGCGCCGGGAAGGGTTCAATGGCACTTTCTCCGAGCGCCTGAAGCAGCTTGACTGGGCGGTTGTCGAGGTCGAATTTCGGGAGAAGGTATGAGCACTCCCGAAGGCAAAGTAAAAGACAGCATCAAAGCCGTCCTCGCCCAGTACAAGATCTACCCGGCCAGCAAGGCAGGGTCCGGGCCTGGAGGCACAGGCTTCCCAGAAGACGCACAGGGCTGGTACACCATGCCGGTTAAGGGGGCCTTTGGTACATCTGGAATTCCCGATTTTCACGGCCACTACCGAGGCATCTTCTGGGCGGTGGAGGCAAAAGCGAAGGGGGAGACCCCGACAGGGTTCCAAAAATTGCAGATCGACGCCATCTCCTGCTCCGGCGGGGCGGTGTTCGTGGTTGACGGGCCTGAGTCGTTGAAGGTGTTTGAGGAGTGGCTGGAAGAGATAGACGAGGGAGCCAATTTCCAAGAGTTCTTGGACTCGGAGGTTTGAGATGCAGAAATATAGAGCGCAGTTTGACCAGATAGAAATAGTAGACGTAGTCCGAGAAACCCCTAAATATGTGGTTTTTAAAAGCCCCTCTGGAGGGGAGTATAAAGATTCTAAATCTTCAGATTGGCGCGGATATTTTGATACTTGGGAAGACGCTCGTCAGTTTTTGGAGTCTATTGCACAGCAGGATTTTACAAAGGCTTCAGATGCACTTCTTCATGCGGGTCGTGCGCTCAAAGCTATTAAAGAGATGCAACCTCAATGACCATCCGCGTCCTGAACGACCACTACGTCCTGCAGACCGACAACGCCGGCCAGTTCCGCGCCCTGTTCCCCGATCTCAAGGAGGCAGTGGTGCAGGGTCGTCAGTTCGTCGCCGTGCCGCACACCCTCGAGGTCGCCCGGGTGCTCAACAACATCGGGGTCAAGGTCCAGAGCCCGATCAGGACACAGTATGATTGGCCGGGGAGGTACACCCCGAGGTGGTATCAGCGCGATACTGCAGAGTTTTTCACCTTCTACTCCCGCTGCTACTGCCTGTCCGAAATGCGCACTGGCAAGACCCTCAGTGCCTTGTGGGCTGCCGACTACCTCAGACGCGCCGGCAAGATCCGCCGCACCCTGATAGCCGCTCCGCTCTCTACCATCTACGATGTCTGGGAGCAGAACATCTTCGAGAGTTTCCCGCTACGTACCTTCGCCGTCCTACACGGCAGCCGGCAGAAACGCCTCGACCTGCTTGCCCAGCCGCATGATTTTTACATCGTCAATCACCACGGTGTAGGACTCATCGAGGAAGCCCTCGCCTCCCGCCCGGACATCGACCTTGTGATTGTTGATGAATTAGCGGAACTGAGGTCAGCGAAAAACAAGAAGGGCGTTTTGTGGGCGCCGATGAACCGAGTGCTGAACAAGCAGGGAATCGTCCGCTCCGCTTGGGGCCTGACCGGCACCCCAACGCCCAATGAACCACCTGATGCCTTCGGGCAGTGTAAGTTGATTACCCCAGAGAACTACCGCGGCCACTTCACCAGCTTCAAGCAGGAGACCATGCTGCAGTTTGGACCGTTCAAGTGGGTACCGAAGAAAGGGGCGGAGGAGTCCGTCGCCAGGATACTCAAACCTGCCATCCGTTTCAAGCGGACGGTCTGCTCCACCATGGAGCCATGCTTCATCGATCGTCGGGCTCAGTTGTCGGCAGAGCAGGAGAGGGCGTACAAGCAGCTGCGCAACCAGGCCGCTACCGACCTGCGAGGGCAGACAGTTACAGCAGTTAACGCTGCGGTATTATTAAGTAAATTGATCCAGGTAAGCTGTGGCGTGGCCTATGATGCAGAAGGTAAACTGGTCAAGTTCGACTTCGGCCCGCGGCTGAAAGTCCTTGAGGAATTAATCGAGGCCAATAATGAGAAGGTTTTGGTCTTCGTGCCGTTCACAGGGGTTTTGAACACCCTCGCCACCGAACTCCGCAAACGCTGGTCGGTGGCAGTCGTCGATGGCAGCGTATCGGCCAGCCGGCGAGCGCAGATCTTCCGGGAGTTCCGCTCACTGCCAGACCCTTGGATCATCATGGCCAACCCGGACACCATGGCCCACGGCCTCGACCTGACCACCGCTTCGTTGTCGATCTGGTACGCCCCTTATCTGAAAGCTGCCAAGGTCCAGCAGGCCAACGCCAGGACGGACGGCTCGAAGCAGTCGGCGAAGATCGACATCGCCCATATCTACGCAACGGCTGAAGAGAAACGCGCTTACGACGTCCTGCTCGGCAAGGGGCGTTTCCAGGACGTTGTTTTGGAGATAGCAAACAACGGAGGAAGGTAATGCAAGAACACATTGACGACATGATGGCAGGGGAACATATCATTCTGATCTTCCCAACACTTTTCAGGGCACAGGATGCGTTCAAGTACCACGTCCCCCCGCACACAGAAGCTCACTACAGCGAGAGAATGTGGAAGGATACTCAGTCGGGAGGGTGGATCAGGTTTGGATATGCTGAGATGGACCGCGACAGGTTGCAAGGAATCCTCGCTGACATACGGTTCGTGGATGACGCTGCATACATTGCCAGCAATCAGTTCTTTATTCTCGCTCGGGAGCGATCCAGTCGGTACGCCGAAAGAAAAAGTAAACCCCTTCACAAATAATTGTTGACAACCCGTTTACAAAGAGCTAAGGTTGAGTTGGGTGAGAAAAAAACGCAGCACCCATCCAATTAACCTAAGAGGAAAATATGAAAGCAAAGACAATCAGGCGAGTGCTCGAAGCGAAAGTGAAGGACTGGGTAGGATCGGTAGATGACCCGATAGTCGCGACAGCTATCAAGGAAAATACAATCATAACTGGCGGCTCAATCGCTTCTATGCTTTTGCAGGAGCGGGTCAATGACTACGACGTGTACTTTAAGACCGAGTCCGCTGCGAAGACGGTAGCTCAATATTACGTTGACAAGTACAATGCTGCGCACAGCCCAAAGATTGCTCCTGAAGTAAAGACCCTCAACGGCAGGATCCAGATCGTTATCAAGTCCGCCGGCATGGCAAGCGAAGAAACTGACGACAGTAAGTATCAGTATTTTGAAACACTGCCGGAGGACAATATCGAAAGCGCAGAGTATGTTGATCCAGTCGAGGCAGACCTTGAAGTAGCAACAGAAGGGGACGACGGGGAGAAATACCGCCCAGTGTTCATGTCCTCCAATGCTATTACCCTCTCCAACAAAATTCAGGTCATCATCCGATTCTACGGCTCTCCGGACGAGATCCATGCAAACTACGATTTCGCCCACTGCACCAGTTGGTGGTCATCCTGGGATGGTCACTTAGAACTCCGTCCAGCGGCGATGGAAGCCCTGCTTGCCAGAGAACTTCGCTACCAGGGCTCGAAGTACCCACTCTGCTCAATTATTCGGACCCGTAAGTTCATCAAGCGAGGGTTTTCTATCAACGCTGGGCAGTATCTGAAGATGTGTATGCAACTGAGCGAACTTGACCTGACGAAAGTCGACGTGCTGGAAGATCAGCTTACCGGCGTAGATGTGGCCTACTTTCATCAGGTCATCTCCTACCTGCGAGATGCAAAAAAGGACTTCGACGCCGCATATATTTGTGAAATAGTCGACAAGATTTTCTAAGGAGCCCCGCAATGACCAAACCAGTAGGCATGATGAGCATGGCGGAGTATAAGATCCTGCACCAGGGCTGCCCGAAGTGCGGCAGGGCTCCGAACCGGCTCACCAGTGTCAGCTACCCGGCCCCGCCGGACCTCAACGTCGTCGAGTGCATGTGCAACTGGATCGGCACCGTCAACGAACTGAAACCTCAAAAGAAGAAGGAGACCACCATGCCTGCAAAAGAAATAACATGGGAGACGGTGCTTGCCGACGCCGTAGAACGCGCAATAACCAGCGCTTACGCTAGGACGAGCCCAGGAGGCTCTACTCCCTACGCTGCCTGGATGTCGAAGCAAAGTGAGTCTGTGACACCAGTAGCCATCTGGAACGCTGCGGTAGAGGCGTCGCTGAAAATTGTTGTGGAGTCTGCGATGTCAGGAGGTACCGATTCTGATAGAGCAGTAAGGTTGTCCGAGCTTCAAGAAAAAATAGGCAAGCTCATTGCTTCCTCAGACGGTGCCCCCAAAGAAGAAAAAAGGGGGGCTACCATACCGCAGAAGATCACCGTTGACATGGTCATCGAGAAGTACGTCGCCACTCGAGACCTGATCGCGGAGAAGACCAAGGCACTCAATGCCGAGCTTGCCGACCTCAAGGCCCTGCAGGAGAAACGCGAGGCCTGGCTGATGTCCGAGATGAACCGGGTCGGAGCATCCAGCATGAAGACCCCGCATGGCACCAGTTATATCAAGACCATGGACTCCGTTTCCGTGGCCGACTGGGAGACGTTCTTCGGCTGGGTGCAGGCCAACGCCGAGTTCGAGTTCTTGACCCACGCAGTATCCAAGACCGCGGTCAAGCAGCGGCTCGAGGACGGACAGGCACCTCCTCCGGGGGTAAATTTTACGACTTTCAAAGGCATTAAGGTACGACGCAGTTAATCCACAGCCCGAGAGGGCGCAACCATCAAATTATTTAGGAGCCACAAATGAATTTTACAGTTGAAGACGGTGAGAAGGCGGAAGAGGAAAAGTACCCTTACATTGGCGTTTTCCCGAACGGCCAGCTTGTGCTGTTTCACAAAGAAACAACCGGCGTATGCGTCGGGTATTGCAAAGACGTGGAGTTTGAACTCGGAGAGTTCAGTGACGGCTGGGCCGAGTCCAGAGTCTCCGAGTACTCTGGAAAAGTAACGCTTTCAAACAACTAATATCTGCCATATAAAAATTTCAAAGGAGCCACAAATGAACGATCTGTTAATTCCCGACCGCACTTCTATTCCTTCCTACATCCTCGACCCGACCCTCGCCAAGCAGGCCAACGACGAGGCGGCTGCCGGCATATCCACCGGGATGCCTCCGCGCCTGAAACTCTCCGGTAAGCAGTTCACCTTAGTAGATTCAGGCGGAGAAGAGACTCCGTTCCCAGCCGGCAAGATGGTCATCGGCCCCGATGAGAACGCCTACCTGCCGATGGTCGTGCTGCGGGCCAGGAAACCTTTGCAGAAGACCTGGTACGCCACCGCCTTCAACCCCGGCGAGGAAGGTAAATCTCCGGACTGCTTTTCTACCGACGGCGAGCGGCCGGACCCGACCTCTCTGGCAGTACAGAGCGACCTCTGCGCCACCTGCCCGCACAACCAGTTCGGCAGCGGCACCGATCAGAACGGCAACGCCACCAAGGGCAAGGCCTGTGCTGACTCGAAGCTCCTGGCTATCTTCATCCCCGGCAGCCGTAAGACCGAGACCGACCCGAAGGTCTACCAATTCAAGATCCCGCCGGCGTCGCTGAAGAACTTCGGCCTGTACGTCAAGCAGCTTTCAGCCGCAGGCATCCCGCTTGGCACCGCCCAGACCCTGGTCGGCTTTGATTTGACCCAGACCTTCCCGGTCGTGATCTTCAAGTTCGGCGGATTCCTACCCGAGGCATCCCTGCCCAAGCTGGCTGAGATGGCAGCCCTGCCGGAGACCGAGGACATCATCGGCGGGTTCAACGCTCCTGCATTGCCGGCGCCTCCGGTTACTCAGCGGTTGAACACTCCTGACCCGGCTGGTGTTGACTTCGCCGCAGTTCAGGAAGCCCAGGCTAAAGCTGACGCAGAAGCAAAAGCCAAGGCCGACGAGGCCGCAGCTGCCAAATCCAAATCTGAGAAAGCCGCCGCTACCAAGGCAGCCAAAGCCAAGGCTGCTGCCGAGGCCAAAGCCAAGGCGGACGCTGAGGCTGCAGCGCAGGGTGGTGGAGAAGTGCTGGATGACCTCGGGCTTGATATCGACACGCTCCCGGCCGCTGTTGGCGCAGGTCTTGCTGCCGCAGCCTCCCCGGGCGAAGTGACTGATGACCAACTGATGAAGGACCTCGGTCTGTAAGATCAACCTTCCGGCAGGGGCAGA